TAAAGATGGGTATTGACGCAAGACATGCTCTTTCTCCCGTTGTATCTGCATTAAAACAACTAGGTCCTGCGTCTAGATTAGTTGGTGGTACTCTTGTTGAAAAATCAACTTTAGGTGCTAAAGGTACAATGCTTGCTATGTACACACCTCCTGCTTTAGTATCTCAACCATTCAGTGCTAACTTTCAAATGCAACACTTCCTTCCTCCACAATATCAACAATTTAATTCTGGAGGGTCAAATATTTCAGGGCATGGTTTATATGTTTAAACAATATAAAGGAAAGATTATATAATATATTAATATGTCATTAACTGATTCACAAATCACTGAAATGTGTACTAAAATGAGAATACCATTAGGAGCTATAGTTTTTAAAGATGAACTACCATCTCCTTTAGAATATAATAAAGCATATTTTGTTAATTTACAAGATAGCACAGACGAAGAAGGTAATGAGAATGAAGGAACACATTGGACCTTTTTACAAGTTGTCAAATATCCAAATGATAAAATTGAAAAAATATTCTTTGATCCTTATGGAGCACCACCAAGTGAAAACATTAAAAAAGTAGTTAAAGAAACAACAAATACAACAAGTCTTCCTTTTACGGAAAAAGATATTCAAAGTCTACTTAATAATGCATGTGGGTGGTTCTGTCTTGCTTTAGGACATTTTATTAATGCGTCACAATATAGATCGGGAAACCTTTATGAGGATGTTGATACGTTTATGGAGATGTTTGACGATCTTAATAAATCAATTGATTTTAAAAAGAATGAATATATTTTAAAACATTTCTTCAGGTCTGAAGATCCAAGTCTAAGAAAAGAAATTGATATTATTACGTCAGAAGATGAGAAAGGTGGAATTGACGCATTCAAAAATCACAATAGAATAGTGGTAGATACTAAAATGATGGGGTAAAGATATAAAGACATAATTTCATTATATATATAATGAGTGAAACCCCTGAGATTAAATATAGTTCATATACCCCTGCACAAAAGAAAGCATCACAACTATATAGACAAAATAATAAAGAAAAAATTAATGAACAACGAAAGAAGTATTATCAAACTAAGAAAGCAAATGACCCAACATTTTTAGAATACAAAAGAGTTAAGGCTAAAGAATATTACGAAAAAAAGAAACTTGATAAAGTAGTAAAACCTGAACCCATCCCTGAAGAATCTAAAATTGAAGTAGTACATGAAAAGGTTGAAACAGAGAAACCTGTTGATCCATTGCCCGAATTACTAAAAGAAGCAGTGACAACACCATTACCTGAAGAACCTAAAAAGAAAAGCAAAAAATCCAAAAAATAGATAAACAAAATATAAGTATCATGTAATGTGATACACTGTGTGAGTTCCCGAGCGGTCAAAGGGGTAGGTCTTAAGATCCTATGCTTCGGCTTCATGGGTTCGAATCCCATCTCACACAAAAGATTAATGGTGAAATGTATCACGTTAATTATCATACCTCCTCTGTTCTGTTTACACAACTTGGCTCTTCCTGATAATTAAAGGTTCTGGTTCAAGTCCAGATTAATCTATCGATAACATATAGTTATTATTTTAAAAATAATAACTATATATAATTTCTTATTCTAATATTGTTAATATCAATATCTTTTTCAATAAGGTATTGTTTTACATAATCAGTAATATTTCCTTGGAATTGAATGATATTATTTTTTACTGATCCATTACATCCATTTCTTTTCTTAATAATTTTGATATGGGTTTTAATATCTTTTGTTGGTATATCCCATCCTGAAACAAAAGTATTCTTTTTACGTCCGTATGATTCCACCCATATTTCAATTATACTATTTTTAGTATTTATTTCTTTTATTTCATCAAAAGGGTTATTCATTAATAGTATATATATTATATCTTTATATTGTTTATTCATCGTCATAAAACTTCTCGTCAGGTTCTGATTCATTCGGAGGTGTTAAATGATGTTCTAATTCTCTTCTAATTTTATTCTCAATAAATTTAGTCTGCCATCCTATACCTTTATACGGAAGACACAATGCTATCTGTTCTAATGTTTCGTTGATAGAACTAATTTCTTCTGTTTGTTCATCTCTATTTTCCATATATAACAAATGAGTACTCATAATAATATTAATACCATTATCTAACACCTCTATCTTTTTATTTAGTTTATATAATTTATAAAGTGAATATAATCCTACACAAAATGACGGGATAATAATATATTCATTAGTATATTTCATTAATTAGTATATATAGTATATCTTTAAGTATAAATCAGTATGAAAGACGGGCGGGATTATATGATTATTAAGATTAACATGTAAATAATGATGTATTTTATTAAGAACATGATTAATTAAAAATTTTTAATTAATCATGATGTTAATAATTTATGATGTAATATGATTATTAATCTTAATAATCATATTATGTCCCCTTATTTATTGGTATATACCTTACAATGTATTGAATATAAAAATTGAATAACGCTCTTAAAAGTATTACATCTTAATGTTGTTGTTATATTAATATATTCTGGAGTATAATTATCCCGTCGATTAAAATAACATCCTTTTCTCCAATCCTTTATAGTATATGTTTCATCATCTTCATCATACTCAAGTAGTAATGGTAGATATATATTTCTCATTATTATATATACTAAAGAAACCTTTATATAATTTAAAGGTTGTTCCTTAATAGTTGGTTATAATTAATTCTGTACGTTCATGATGTTGACCTCCTTCTGTTCCTTTAGTGTATTTAGTTTTTATTTTTTTAATATTATAATCCTTAAATAATTCTTTAGCCTCTTTACTATCGTTATAACTTATAATAAACTTTCCTTTTATATTTTTCATTACATCATATACATCTTTTATTGGTAATGAATCGTGTGTATATAGTTTAGTTGAATTCTCATAAGGTGGATCTAAATAAAAAAGAGTATTAGGACTATCGTACTCTTCAACTACTTTTTCAAAACTTTTATTTAATATTGTTGTATTCTTTAACCTATCATTATATACTCTATTATAATTAGACCTTAAAGGTCTTTTATTACCGAATGATTTACCTCTCGCAGAGAAAGATAGTTTATAACGTAATAGTAATTGTATAAATTTATGATAGTTTGTTGTTGGTTTAGCCTCAACAATATTATTATATTCTTTCTTAGTATATGATCCATTGATGTCATGAGATATTTCTGACCCATCATATTTCTTGAAACCTTTAAAAATAGTATATATATCTTTATCTAGGTCATTTATTACTTCATGTTCTGATGGGTTTTTATGAAAGAACACATGACCTGCACCTATAAATGGTTCAACATATGTCATTGATTCATAACCCTTTGGAAATATATCACTTACAATTCTTTTCTTTAATAGTTTCTTTCCTCCTGTTCTTGCCATAAAAGTTTTAATCCCTTCACCTTCTATTTCATCGTCTTCTAAAAATGATTTCATTATTATATAATAATAATTATTCTATAAATAAATATCATTCCATAATTCCAAATTTATTTTATATTATATAACTTATTATATAATATAAATTTATCTTTATTAAGTTTTAAAAAACTACTTATTTTTGGAATATTGGAATTAACCTTTCTTGACTAATGTATCTAATGAAGGACCTCGTGAAGGTTGTCCCGTATTAGTCCGTTGTAAAGGATTTGGTAATTCTATTTCTCTTAATTGTTCAGATGTTTCAAGTTCTACTGCTCTATGTATTTTGATACAACAACATTCAACTGTATCACATTTTGATTTAAATATATATTGTGCAAGTGCTAGTAAGCATGCAATTCCTGACGATACTACAAATGATAAAAAGACTTCAGTCAACATTATTAATTAAGTTTTTTTATTTTTAAGTATAAAGACCAAAACCTTTTGAATCACGAAGATGTGTTCCAGGCATTACATGATTGAATGCTTCTGATAATAATTTGGCAGTCATACGCTTAGGTTTTTTACTTAAACAATATTCTAAAACTTTATAATGAATCTTAGGATCTTTACTTTCTATAATCATTCCATTCTTATATTGATTTGTGATATATCTATCTATACGTGATTCATAACTACCTTTCTTAGCCTGAAAGGATTCTTCTGATTCCTTCCTTTCACGAAGAGTTCTTTGCTTTACCTCTTTCTTAGGACGTCCTCTTTTCTTTTTAGGTTCTTCTTCCTTTCTTTCTTTAATTGCTTTTTTAAGTTTTAATTCATCCTTTAATTGTCTTGCACCTTTAAAGCCTAACCCAATAGATGGTTGTTCAAATTTATGACTTATACCTTTATACGTGACTGCACGTGCTCTTGGTTTAGGTGTTGGTTTCTTTGCCATTGGTATTGGTGTTGGTTTTCTAGCACGTGGAGTAATCTTTAAATCTTTTATTGATGTAGGTATTCTAATTGGTTCAGGTTTCTCAACTCTTTGTCGTGGTATCATTTTAGTTGGTTTAGAGGGTGTTTTAGTCACAGGTTGTGTTCTGGCACGTGGGATAGGCGGACGCTTTTTAGGACGTTCCTCAATCTCATAATAATCACCTATAAATTCATCCTCACTATCACTTAGGTTTAAGTTAGCATATAATTCTTGCATGTCATCATCATCTAATTCACTGTCACTGTCACTGTCACTGTCACTGTCACTATCACTATCACTGTCTGACGATGATTCACTATCACTGTCTGACGATGATTTATTATCTGAATGAATATAAGATTCTATTTTTTCTAAATCTTTAATCATTTTTTCTATCTCATTAGTAATGGATTCTTTTTTACGTTCAGAAACTAAATGTTTTAAAAAATTGGTATGTTGATTTGCTAGATCAACTTCGTCTTTAGTTTTAAGAGGTGTGCCTTTTACAACCTTCTTTTTTGATTGGGCTTTCTTAATCATCTCTTCATATTCTTCATCAGTATCAGAATCTGAATCTTCAATAGGTATAATTGATTTTCTCATTATGATTATATTGTTGTTATGTCTTTTAATCATTTACTTTTTTGCATAATAATCTTTTATGTATTTATTTACTTCTTTTTTATGTAAAAATTCTCCTGAGTTAATTTTTTTAATAACTCTATTTTTTAATAATTTGATTTTACGTTCTTTTAAGTTATCTGGATTAAACCATTTAGTATCAATATATTTTATTAATCGTAATTTATTTTTATCTTCTTGTAGTTCCATTGCATCATCGGGTGATGGATGATGTTTGAGATGTAAAGCATCCGCTTCAACTAACTTTTCAATATTCTTTTTAGGTGTTTTTACAATATCAGAAAAAGGTACTGAACTCTTTTCTAAAGAAATATTACCTTCTCTTAATGCATTAATTATATCAATAAAATATTCTTTCTTAAATCCATATTGTTTTAATTCAGCATTAGTAAATGTTATAGTTTGTGATTCATCATCATCTTTTGAAACATAAGATAATTTAGGTGTAATAGTCTTTTGAATACAATTAATCATAATAGGAAATTTATATTTTTCATCAATTGACATTGTAATAACATCGCATTTTACATCTGATTCAGGAGCAGGAAAAGATTTTTTAATTTTCTTTTTCATTACAGGTGTTGTTGGTTCAAGAAATACTAATTTATTATTAATGAATAAATGTAATCCATTTGTATCATATTCTTGTTTTAAGTTATGTAATAAACTATCATTCGGTATATTATTATTTTGTGATATATTAACACTAAATTCATTATTTTTTTGTTTAGGATTAATCTTTAATTTAAATTCATTTGGTACTTCAGGAATTACAAAATCTTTAGGGAAAATTGGAAATCCTTCGTTATCATACTCTAACTTCATAACTTGTTCTTTCATTATTAATATAACCTTTATTTCTTTATTACATTTTAACAAATAATTCTTTAGGTATTCTAATTGATCTCTTAAGATTATCCGATCCTGATACTCTATCATAATCAAATTTACCTTGTGTATTTTTAGGAAACTTATTAGGGTCAACAACAAATAAAGACATACCTGAACCTGGAATAGGTTTCATCAATTGTTGATTAATATATTTTGAACAAAATTCTTTATTTTTTAATAAATTACATATCCAAGTATCTGTACCATCATTAATTGAAACAAAGTAATCAGAAATATTTCGTTGTTTTGTAAGACTTGTATTTTTATGTTTTATTTCTTTGATATAAAAATCTCCTGATCGTTGCTTAGCGAATATTATATCAAAACCATAACCAATTCTTTTTCCATCATCAAAAAATGTTCCACAAAGTTTCTCTGCTTGTATTGCAACATAATTAGATTTTGGGTTAGAACGTTCTGTCATATTGATACCAATAAAATCTTTTGCTTCACATATTGCTGCACTCATAATGTTAAACTGTAAAGGATATGCAATAAATAAATCAACGGGACACCATTTACGTACATCTTTATCTTTAATCATTTTTTCATCATCAAAATTTAAAACAACACATTCGTTATTATCAACACTTGGTTTTATAAATAATCTTTTAAGAATAGATGACGCTCCTTCACATAAAAACTTTTCATAACCTTTACCTGGACTTGATTGTCGTGATTTATAATATTCGTATATTTCATTATATTTATTTTTAACAATTGTAAATTGTTCTTCAACAGGTTTTGTTTTCATTGTTGTAATAATAGTATCAATATCTTCTTCATCATCTGATTCTTCAAGTTCTCGTTCATCTTCTTCTTGTTGTTCTGCTTGTGCTTTTTTATGCTTTGCTATTATTTCATCATGTTCATCCGTAGGTACTTCACTTAGTGCAGTTAATAATGTTTGCATATTAATTAATGCATTTTGTTTTGCTGACTGATTTTTAAAATTTGATTTTCTATATTCTGTTGAATCAAACAGTACTGGTGCTCTTATAATTAAATTATCTATTTGTTCATCTAATTCTCTATTTGAGAATTTCATTGTATCATAATATT